TAATTAGAATAACACATTTATTGGGTTTTAAAATGTCTGATCATGATAAAAGAAATGCAAGTAATATGTATAAAGAAATATATGGTATAAATCAAAAAGAAGAAGATAAAAAAGGTTTCACTTTTAAAAATGCTCATAAAATATTTGGACCATTGATAAAAAAGAATAAAAAAAAATTCTTTAATATTTTAAAAGAACAAAATAAATTAATATAATTATCTGAATTTAGGTTCTATATACTCCATATCTAATAATTTAAATATATCTTCTTCTGAATTTGTTTTTATTTTTTTATTATCTGATATTTTAAATAATCCATATTCATTCGGAAACCCTTTAGTTGATGAGACGGTAACTGTAGTATCTGATGTACTAATTCCTGATGTAAGTGTCGTAACACCTACGATCACTTCAGGAGTTAAATTATCAAGTTTAATATATTGATCTAAATTATCAGTAATATCAACAACACCACCACGATGTTCTTGAGAAATATAATATTGCTTAAGAAAATCGACTGCTAAAGGACTCTCTGATCTGATGAACTCAGGGAGTTGGTTTTCTATTATTTGCTGAACTTGTATACGCTTGTCTATTCCAGTTCCAATCATGTTCTTGAAAGTTCTCCGTTAGAGTAACTTGATGTTACTTTATAACCAACACCGGATATTTGTTCTCCTGATGTGATTGTGTCCTTAACCATATTTATTTGACTACTTGGAATGTTAAAATCTAAGTATAAATCTTGCAATCCAATCACATCATTTGACTCAGGGAATGCCTGTATTTCAACAATATTATTTGGTTTATCTGTTGAGATAATATTTATTGTCGATAAATTTATTTCACCATGAACATAATCAACTACTCCAGCTGATTTGACAACAACTATTGTTTCACCACTTGCATTTTTTCTAACAATTGAAATAGTTCCTGTTAATTTATCTGCGTTAGGTACATCAGTAAAGTATACAGTTTCAATTGTTCCTTGTATTTTAAATCCAGTGCTCTTAATATTTAATCCTTCTGGTTTAACATTAAATTGATTACCAAAACATAACTCATATTGAGCAAACTGATTTACAAGGGCATTTAAATTACGACGAATTCTAACTCTTGTAATATTTGAAGTAATTGACTTATCAATATTATCAACTACATTCAATACTTTACTATATTTAAATCTACCACCAAACTTATTTACATCACCTGATTTTGAATATGTTGTTAATGCTGATGTTATCTTAGATTTTAAATCGTTAACTGAACTAATTTTTGTTGTATCATAGTAAATGAAAGATTCAATCTCAACGTAAAGAACTTGCAAATCAACTATTTTTTGATTTATGCCTGTTAGTGAATAACTTTTTAACTTTGTTAAAATTTGTGTTTTATCAAAATCTGATACAAATTCACCATTTTTTGGTTTGATTGTTATCAATACAGTTCCAAATTGTGGTGGATCAACTTCTTCACCACCAACAACTGATACACTTTCTGTGTTTGGATACACTTGTTGTACTATTGATTCATAATCCCTTGCTGTAACCGCCCTATACTGTGATGAATATAGTCTAGGTGCAAAATACTTAATTGAATCAACACTCTCAATGTCGCCACCATTAGACGCTGCAGAGATTGTATTAATTGTTGGAATCACTGAAGGGGTGATTACTTGACCATTATCTCCCAAAAAATTACCAGCAAAGTTAAATAACTCAGGCCCATTACCTTCAGAACCTGATGTGACAACGTATTGAACCGTTATAACTGCACCATTCTCCGGTTTCCTTCCAAATATACCATCACCGAATAGAAGTTCATACCTTTCATCCTGAACTTCCTGAATTAAATATGTGTCTGATATTGAACTGATTCCTACTATGTTGTCAATCATCTTATATTGCTTTCCTAATACCCCCGGAGTGCCCACATAAGCGACGATTGATGAAGTATCGATATTTGCGTTATCCAATACAAATCGTTGCTCTAGAGACCCGTCAACGATGAATTGTGATGTTAAGAATGTTCCTTCTAAAACTTCAATTGGAGAGGTTACAGATCCAAAAGATGCAGTTGCAATTCCACTATTGACTGTAGTAGTCGCAGTTATCTCTTCAGAGATTGAAAACACTACATCTGAGTCATTTGATCTACCTACACACACTAGGCCTGGTTGTAGTTTCATTTCTGAACTTGTGGAGTTAGCAGTAACATTAAATGAAATTGATGCTCTTGCTGCCGATTTTGAACGGGGTACATAACCTATATTTCTTGCCAAAGATACAACATTCTCTCTCAAAGTTGCAGAATCAAGAAAAGATTCATTTACAACAAGATTTGAGTTGAATGCAGAGATGTATGTATTATATGCTAATGCGTCAATTAAAACAGATAAGTTGGATCCTTCAAAATCAAAGTCAGTAAAGTTTGAATTTGCTCTTAAATAGTCTTTTATCTGTGTCTTAATCTGATCAAAGTCAAGATTAGTGAATTTAGTAACTGGCATTATCTTGTTGCTTTAAGTATGAATGAAAATTCCTGTGCCGGAAATGCTTGTCCAATAATATCAAAGATAACACTGACCTCAAATTCATTTGAATCAGGTCGAGGATCAACCTTCACCTCTAAGTTATCAATCCTTGGTTCAAAGTTTTCAATTGTAGTTTGAATTTGTCTCTCTATAATTGATGCAGTACCAAAGTCAATAAATCCGGGTGAATTTTCAAATAGACTATCTCTTACATCTGATCCAAGTGTTGAATTAAAAAATCTTTCATTTGGAATCGTTTGCACTAGATTTCGTACAGATCTTTTAATCGCATCTGCATTTTTAAGCACACCGATGTCATTCGTCACAGGATGTCTCTTAAAAGACAGACTAATATCCTTAAATGCTCTTGATATTCTCGTTATCGCCATTAAACGATCTATTTTTATCTATTTATACCTATCTATTTAGCTCATTCATATTATAGTCATCAGAATCAAAATAATTAAGCAACCACCATGCCACTGAACGTGGATTTTTCGCTCCACAGGTAAAAATATCGATTGCAACACACCCTTTTTCAGGCCAAGTATGGCAAGAAAGGTGACTTTCACCTAAAGTTACGGTACAAGTCACTCCATAAGGGTCAAATTGATGCACATATGTGTTTAAAACCTCTAAACCCTCAGTTTTACAAGCACTTTCACATACTTGTCCGATTTTTTCCGAATTATTTAACTTATCAAAGGGCACATTATACACTTCAGTGAGTAAATGGTTGCCCATATGAGCATTTTTTACGTATTTCATCCCAATTCTGGTTCAAATGGTTTTCTATCGTCAGTTTTTTTCCTTTCTTTTGCTGTTTTCCAGAAATAATTCTCTTCTGAACCCAATCCATCACGATCATGACCGTTTTCCACCTGATAATACACGGTTGAAACCTTAAAATCAGGATTCTTAGGTGTCTCAGGAGTGATACTGTTGTCATATATCCTCATTCTGTTGTTTGGATAGAGACAAAACTGCCCATTATCAAGTTCTAAGAGGTTATGAGACTTATGTTCTGCAGGTTGTTCACTTGTAGAGTAGTCAATCGCGTCTACATCCTGATGATAATTGTCTAAAGTACAAATATATGTGCCAGTTTGTGTTCCAAAGTCCCTTGTAAGCACTTCATAGTGCATTGAACCGATAAATTGCTTCTGAACTGCAACTACTCCATAGTCCATACAGTTCCAAAACTGTAAATTATGCAGTGTCATGTCAGGTGTTGGTGTCTCTGGGTCGCTTGTAAACGCAGAAATTGGTAATTTATCGAACATTGCAGCATATTCTGGTAAATATGTCTCAAAATAGAATGCTCGACCGGGTATTGACTTGGCAGAAACCCAGACTCCCTTTACAAATTCACCGTGGCCACTCTTATGGTCGGTTAAATATTCCTTTCTTACCCAAACCTCATAGGAGGGTAGATTCGCAATTAAACAAGACATTTACTTTCCTTGCCCCCTTGGTCTTTTACGAGCCGAGTTACGCGAGGTAGCCGCGTATTTCGAGTGTTTTCCGTTTCCTTGTCGAGTTTTTTTCGGGCGACTTTCGATGTTAACACCCATACTAAATGTTTTTGCCATTAATCAAGTTCCTCCTCTGTCATTTCAGTAGTAAATTCATCAGGGTTATTCTTCCCTGTAAGATAAAATTCAACCGCAAAGTCCTGCATACGGTCAAAATATTCGCTTTGAGACAAGTC